TGTAAAGTTTGATGATGACATGAGTTGCACAGTTTCTGAATATGGTCGAGAGCTTGACTTCGGCAATCTATCTGGTGGCGAAAAGAAACGCGTCAACCTTTCCCTATCACTCGCATTTAGAGATGTGCTGCACCACTTGCATGCATGGGTAAATTGTTTATTCATTGACGAGATCGATGCTTCACTAGATGGATCTGGTGTTGAAAGTATTTTCAAACTGCTAAAGACTAAAGCACGAGATGAACATCTTGGTCTTTGGATTATTTCTCACAGACCAGAAGCAGTTGGTCGGTTTGATAGAGCAGTTATCATTCGTAAAGAGAACGGCTTCTCTAAGATTTTAGATGAAAGCGGATCTGAATTAGGAGTAACATGATAAGTAAAGTTCCAATGCTTAAAGGAAACCGAATGATTAGATTTGGTTTCGGCCAGAATGAAGGTAGGTGGTTTGCTAGGCTTGACCTTTGGTGGTTTGGTTATAGATTAACCTGAAAATCTGTTCCCTGATTATGTTAAATAGATTTATGCAATCGCATATCAACTAAACATAATCAGGACTATGACAGATCAAACATCTATTGGTGAACAACCAGCAAAAAAGACACCGCTTAAAAAAGAGAAGCGGAAGCTAAAGCCAGGAATGGGTAAAGCAAAGGGCAATGGCTTCGAAGGAACCATTGCAAAGAAATTAACAGCAGCTTGTGCTCCACTTACATTCATTCGTAGTCCAGGTTCTGGCGCACGAGTAGGTGGAAAGAACTTTGCCACTTTTGGTAAGATGTTCGGTGAAGATGCTATGAAGCTTTTCGTAGGTGACGTTGTTCCTACAAATGAAAAAGATACTCAAACAGTATTCTATTGGTCCATTGAATGCAAATCTTATGCTAAGTCAGACAGCTTTGAAACAATGGTTGCAGGTAACTCAAATATCTTTAAGTGGTTTGAAGAATCAGTTATCGATGCAGCTAAGACCCACAAACGACCTATCTTGATCTTCAAATGGAATCATACACCTATCTATGTTGCGATCGATAATACTGCTCCACGTGCATTGCAATCTTTAGATGCACCACGGCTTATTCTTAGTCAAGAAAGTAGATCACTTGGCATTTTTTATCTCGATGATCTTTTACAGGACAAGAGCTTCTGGTTTGGGAGTAGTGTATAATGGATAATGTAAAGACTATTGAAGATATTAACCGTTGGAATGCTAAGCTTGATGTTTATCGTCCAACGACAGAGTTTTCAGACTTGCTTAAGATTGTTGCTTGCTACTATGAACAGTATTCTCGTGCATCAACATTCTTAGGACCGTGGATTGCAAAGCAGTTTGGCAATACAATGTTCTTTGCTCCTTCAAAAGAGCAACTAGAAACAGCTTTAGGAACACAGAGACCGGCAATTAGCTTTAGAGCTAGGACAGCATTTATTGATGCTATCATTAGTTATCTTTCTAAGAACAAAGGAAAGAAAACATTGATCACTCCTAGCCCAAGCTCTCACCACTCTGCACAGTTCCCGTCTGGAACATTTGAGATTAGTGAAGTAAAGGAAGCTCATCCTAGACTTAGAGATGACAAGATGATTAGGAAGGAAGTTAGAACACTTCATAAGATTGAGTTTGCTAATGCGCAAGAACCAGTCTATGTAGAGAATCTAGTTATCCCTCCAGACCAAATCAGTTTTATCATCTTGCGCCCTAAGCTTGGCAAGTTAGGAACAGCAAGTGCTAATAGATGGGAAGCATTATTTTATAAGCGCCATCATGGTTATATTGTAGAGCACGTTGACTCTCATTTGAACCCACGGTGGTCAGGATTGATGTAAAGGATAATATGAACAGTAAGAAAGCAAAGAAGCTCCGTCAGCTCACCCGAGTTATGCAAGACAAGGGTGTAGTAGATAAGGAGTGGAAGGTAGGAGGAAGCATCTCACATGATCGCCCTACTATGGATGATGTGGTGATGGGCACAATGACTTCAGTAAAGCAGAGTGTCCTCAAACCAGAATGTGGGCAAGCTGTTTATAAAGCAATGAAGAAGCGAGCGATGCTATGATTGAAATTCAACCACCTACACCTCTAACGACAATAGATTTTGACGATGACACATTATTTTTAGGTGGGTCTATTGAAATGGGGACAGCAGTAGATTGGCAACGACAGCTCTGCACTGATCTAAATGAATATCCATTAGTTGTTCTGAACCCTCGACGAGCAGATTGGGATGCTGCATGGAAACAATCTATTGATAATCCTGTTTTCAACGAGCAAGTCACATGGGAGTTAGATGCTCTTGATTGTGCAAAGTATGTCGTCTTCTATTTTGACCCTGCCACTAAATCGCCTATCACTCTAATGGAGCTAGGTATTCAAGCTGAGCAACAGCAGTATGCAAATAGTGATAAGACAGTTATTGTTTGCTGCCCTGAAGGATTTTGGCGGAAGGGCAATGTAGATATACTTTGCGAGCGTTATGGTATACAATTAGTAGATAGTTATCCAAAACTAGTTGAAGCAATTAAGAACGAACTCAATAATTTCTAATGTTAGTATTCCACCCGGTAGAAGTAGAACAGGATTTGAATCGTGATAATCCTTTGTTCGTCGGCAATTTCTTTAATCTTGACGGTATGTGGTGGAGAAAACGAAAGCAACGACAGGGTCTAATCTTGTCAATGGCAGTAGCTTGGTATCGGTTAACTAAACGAAATTCTACCGCTCCTGGTTTCATCGGCGAAGAAGTGTTAATTACCTCCTTGACTAAACAAGTTAAGGATGCGAAAGTTATCCTTGAGAAATTCTTCACGATAAACCAGATCGGTTATAATTTCGGTAATGGCAACAAGCAAGCAACCCAAATTAGTCCAAAGAGATTGAGCGGTAAGATGATGGCAGCAATCATCAATATCATTGATGAAGTTCAGTTTGCTCCAGGCTTGCCTCCACTTAAAAAGGATCTAACTGTTTCTGCTGTTAAGATCCAACCAGGAATTGCAGTTGCTGTTATTCGTAAACTTGAAGACGAAGAACGTGAAGACCTTATCCCTGCAGTTAGATGGCTTTTAAAGCAAGAGACCCATAAGTTCTACTATGAACGTGCTGGCACTCTGCTTGCTCGTGATAAGTCTATTTGGCCTATCAAAGCAATCGAGATGTGGCCGGGTTGGTTACGGACAATGCTGTTTGGTAGAGTGATTGATATTGAGAATGCTTACTGTCAATTCATTATCAAAACGATTGCACCAAAGTATAAAGGTAATCAAGCAAAGATGACGATGAAGTATCCAGACTTAGTTCGTTTGGATACAGATAAAACAAACTATCGCATTGAACTTTGCAGAGACCTAAAGTTAGAACCTACTGAAGACAACATCTCTCTTGTTAAGAGATTGATTATGTCCTTAGCAAATGGTTCTAATGCAACACCAGCGCTCATGACGAATGGGTCTGGTAGATCTGAAGCAGTACGGATTGTTCACGAGATGAACCCTGACTTGCTACCTTCTGATCTAATCATAATAGGGAACAAACTATCCTCTATTGCAAAACAATTCAAGAGCGTCAAGAAAGATTTATGTTTGCACGTGTTGAAGATTAAACCTTCACGTGAGAACCAAAAGAAAATCTTCAAGATGTATTTTGATTGGGAGCGAACATCACGCTATGCTATTTGGAATGCTACTGGTAATACTGGTCTAATGCTTCACGATGGAATTGATGGAACATCCAATGATATGGATGAGAGCGAGCTCATTGAGCTCATTGAAAAACAAACATCGATACGCGTCAGTGTCGATACACCGGATGCATGTACAGCATGAGTTATAAAATTATTCTAATTAGGCATGGCGAGAGCCTAGCAAACGTAAACGCAAATTATTATTTTTGGCCAGATCAAGCAATCATTCTTACTGAGAAGGGTGCGCAGCAGGCTATGGAATTGTCTAAGAAAATAAACAGCTTGTTGGATATAAGTGGGACAACAAAAATCATTTCATCTAGACTTACTAGAGCAATGCTTACTGCTGATATTGCGTGCCATCACACTGGACTAGAAATCCATAGAGATCATCGGTTGAATGAATGCCAACAGATCTTCAGGAAGGGTGACCCATTTGAATCGAATGAGTCAGTTCGAATGAGAGTGAAAGCTGTTCTAGACGATCACCAAGATACAAGCTTGATTCTATTCTGTCATGGTGAGTTGATGTGGCATCTTGATCCAGGTAAACCACAAGTTGAGAATACAGAATACCGAATTTACAATCGAGATAAGTTCTATGAAGAACACATACTGCGCAACAATCGTTTAGTATTAGTATGACGAACAAAGGGCTCCAATGGAGCCCTTTTCTTTTGCCTCTACAAGTATATGAATTCGTAGGCGCGATTAGTAGACTGGGAACATTTGCTTACCGGCTATCTTCAGTCTTTCATTAATGAACTCAACTGCTAGTTCACGTTCACCTTGCGACATGCCTAAGACTTCCGTATAGCTCCAACCTCCACGAGAATAGTAGGAAATTTCAAGAGCTGATTTGATGATGCCTTTAATCTCACCACCTAAACGCTTGATCAACTTTCCTACTGCCTCCATGTTCCCTGCTCTAATCATTCGGTGAAAAAAGATATTGGGTTGATTGGAACTTCAACCTCAAACTCTGCGCCACAATCCTTGCATGCGCATTTCCAACGAAGGTCTGGGCCCCAGTCGTTAATGCTTTCAACTTTCTCTGCAATACGGTTAACTATAGGAGATGAGATGCGTGTGATCCATTCATTGATCTTCGCTACGTCTGTAATGCCATCTACTGATTCGATAACACCCATAAGCATCATAGATAGATTACGACGTTGATCGTCTGCTGTAATAGCAACCTTGTTCTCGTTTACCTTGATGAGGTCTAGAACCTGCTGATAACGATTAGGCCGAAGCTTTACAACCTGACCATTCTGAAGAGTGACTGTGTAGAGCTGATCGACAATGGTTGGGTCAATCATCTTCATGGTGTCAATCATCTTATCGACGTCAGCAATATAAGTATGCTCTTTAGCTTTGTCACAAGTATGGCGTGCTGTGAATTCATAAGCCGGACCGTATGTTACTGTTCGTAGATAAAGCATAATTGCATCTACGTCTTTAGCGAGCAACTGTGCAGGGCGTTCAATTCCTGAAATGTTTTGTTTGAAGACTGTGTTGACTGCCGCGCCGCTGAATAGCTGGTCAGGGTTCTTCATGTTGATTTCATCTAGCGCAGACATTGAATGAACGTGAAGTTCGCCTTCTGTGATTGATTCGGATAGTTCTCCGTTCTTGTAGAATATTCCGCGGGAAGGTAGCTGGAATATACGACCTGGTAGTTTTAAACCAGTGATCAACGAATTTTCTTCTGACATCCTGTTCTCCTATATTTTCGATATTTGATAAGGCAATAAATAACCTGTAAAGTATTTATCCGATCTCTAATCATCCTGGAAACGCACTCAATGGATCAAGAAGAACTAAAAGCCCACCAAGCAATGCTCCAAGCAATGAGCAAGCTGACAGAGTCGCTTGTCGATACCAGCAGAATGATGTCTTCTGGTGGTATGAGTGGCCCTGCAGCAGGACCTTCTAGCAGCAGATCTGGCGCCGTTGGCAATAGAAACAAGCGTATGATGGATGAAGAGTTACGTAAGAACTATGAAGGTCTTCGTAACTGGGGTAAAGGCCAACGAGCAATTAACAAGCTGCTTCCAAAGCTTATTAGTCTTCAGAGAACTACAGCAGAAGAGCAAAGCGAATACAATAAGGTCCTATCAGAATACAACGAAAGATTAGCAGAGGGTGCTAATCACCTTAGCGATCTTTCAGATGAAGTTGACAAGCTTCGTGGTCAAGGTGTCTTTAGACAGCAGCGTGCATTAGCTATTCTTACTAAGAAGACTAATTCGTTCACGTCTCAACTTGCACAGAACCAGCGAGTATCATCTCTATTCAATGCAGCATTAATCGAGTCTCATTCTCGAATAGAAGAAGGAACTTTTGAGTATGAAAAGTTCATGGAAGATATGGGCAAGGCTGCAGCTACTTTAGATAAAAGTATTCTAAAGAAAGCTAAACTTGTTGATGAGGAAACAGGAAAGCTTCGTGAAGATTTAACTGATGCTGACTTCTCTAGACTAAGTCAGATCATGGGTCAGGCACAGACGTCTATTACAGAATCTCTGTCTGGTTTGAAAGATATTGGCATCAGCACTTTTGCACAATTGTCTGCAGCGCACGAAAGAGTTTCTGCAGGAGCACAGATACATACAGATGCAAACGGTAACCCGTTAACTAATTTAACATCTGAACAAAAAGCTGGTAATAAACTATCTGCAGCAGATGGTTCAGCTATGACCCGATTAAATGCTGGGCTAACGAAAATGGTTGGTGACTTGCTGATTCAAGGCGTTGATCTTGGAGAAGAATTTACTAAGATAGGTGTCAAAGGAGAAGTAACTGCTGACCAACTTAGTCAACTTAACACGTTAGTGTCAAGTCAAAATGACGGTGGTACAGTACTTATCAAGCGCTTAAAAGAATTAGATGTCTCTCTTGCAACATCTACTAAGAATATTGCTAAAGAAGCTAGAGCACGTAATGATGAATTTGCGATGATGATGACGCGCATCAGCGCTCCTGTTGCATTCGCTAAAGACAAATTAGTAGAAGCTTTAAGTGCATTCTCTTTGGGTGCTTCACTGAAAAATCTAGGCGATAAGCTTGGAGTGCTTGCTACGCAAGTAACAGCATTCAACATTGCACAAGTCCCAGCTACATTCTGGGCAGTTAATAAAGCTGCTATGTCTATGGGTATGAACTTTGACGATACCGTCAAATACATGCAGGCTAACAAAAGAACTATGGCTTTGTATGGTGATAGTTTTCCAGCATTGACAGATCAAGTTCAGAAAACATTTTCAGACTTTGGGTATAACATGTCGCAAGCAGCATCAATGTTTGCTCCTACAATGGAAAATGCTATTGTTGCTGGCATCGATACAAAGGATCCTTTAGCTGTAAAAGGATTCATAGAGAACTCAATGAACTCATTTTCCAAGTTGAGTGCTATTGTTGATATAACAGGTGAAGACTTTGCTAAACTAGATACAGCAATGTTAAATCAACAAGAAGTTTCAGAAAAGCTTTTAGGTTTAGATAGAGACAAAGCACTTGCATACGTTAAAGAATTACAGAATCTTAGACAGCATTATGTTGAAGTAGGTTTATCAACTGAGCAAGCACAACAGTTAATCGCTATACAGCAGAAGCAGCAAAGAGAACCAGTTGTAGCCAAGATGAAAGAAGCTGCAAAGGGTCTAATGTATGGCCGCCAGATGGGTCTGTCAGACGAAGAAGCTCAGCGACAGTTTGCGCTCAACATGAATGGTAATAGAAATAGTGATCAAGAAGATGAATTGCTTGCGCTCAATACGAAATTAGAAACAAACAGAGCGAAGAAAAGACAAGATGCGTGGGGTCCTAATGGAGAGAATTTTGCAGGTGGTACACAGTTCGACATCATAGATCAGCAACTACGACCAGGCGGAGCACAAGGTGAAGCATTAACTGCAGCACAGAAAGCAGCGTTAACAGCAAAAGCTAATAATGGAGTTACACCTGGAGATACTAAAGCCCAGCAGGCTAAAACAAAACCAAGTCAAACAGTAGCTGAACTATCGCAAGCAGCAAACCAACTGACAACTATTTTTACAAGTGCACTTGGAGCTGCTGCATTAGCAGCGGCCACTACACTTGGTATGTTAGCATTAAGTTCAGGTAAATTGAACCTAGCTATGGGTGGTAAAGGTTTGCTTGGCGCTGGTAAATCATTGTTAGAAAATGGTTTGCTTGGTACTTTACAGAATATGTTTAAAGGTACTGGCGGAATAGCAGGTGGCGCTCTACCAACTATTACTGGTTCTGGAGAAGCACTTGCAGGTGGGGCCGCCGCTGCTAGTGGCACTGCTGTTGGAGCAGGAGAAGCAGCCGTTGCAGGTGGTGGCGCTCTAGCAGGTGCTAAAGCAATAGGCGGAAAGTATTTAGCATCTAAAGGTGGTCTAGCTGGCATGGGTACCGGACTACTAAAAGGCGGTGGAGTTGCTGCTGGCGGTATGTTGCTTGATGCTGGCGGAGAAGCTCTTACTGCTAATGGTCATGAACGACTTGGAGGTCTTGCTAGTGTAGGCGGTAGCGCTGCAAAATGGGCTGGCTACGGTATGATGGCTGGTTCTGTTATTCCAGGACTAGGGACCGGTGTTGGCGCTCTAGCAGGTGGCGCAATTGGTGCAGGTATCGGACTGTATGACCATGCTGGAGATATTTTCCATGGTAATCCAGCTGACACACCGTCAAATACGTCTATCTCTACTGCTATTCCTTACACAGCACCAGGTACAAATAGTTCTAAATCTGATGTAAATAAGCAGTCAAGCACTTCGTCATCTGAATCAGGTATACTTAACGTTGCTGATCAGGATGCCAAAACGCAGTTGATGACAATTGCAGATAGTATGGCAACTATGGTCAAACTGCTTCAAAGTATTTCTACTGAAGGCTTGAAAGCAACTGTTGATTTACCAGTTGGACAGAATGGTACCATTGGCAACAATCGTAAAATAGCATCTGCGTATGAATATCAGACTGGTAAGAAGACAACTTAAAAAGAGAAAACAATGGCATCTTGGTTAAACTATTGGAGAATTGTTACTCCACCTTCACGTAAGACATCATACAGTCAACCTGCAACGGTTAACATGGATGATGGGATGAACTTGAATTCAGCAGGGTATGCTTCATTCTCTACTGTATCTTGGTTCACCAACCTTATGAAGGGAGCAACAGCTCGTCTTCAACGCTACAAGCAATATGAGGGTATGGACGTTGGCGATATTTCTAGAGCGCTAGATATTATCGCTGAAGAAATTTCCAACCCTGACAAACGTACTGATCTTCCATTCATTATCGATTATCAGACAGAAGAAAATCAGGAAGTACCTGATACAACAGTTACAACAATTAGAGCTGCACTTCGCCATTGGTCTCAGTTTCACGCATTGAACAAACGCATGTTCAATATCTCTCGTATCATGGTTAAGTACGGTGATTGCTTCTTTCGTAAAACATCCGATACAAAGAAGTGGGAGTACGTTGATCCTACCCGTGTTATTGGTATCGAAATTAACGAAGAAGGTGAGAAGGTTGCATACCATATCCGTCCTTCTAGCTTTAGCAATTCAGTATCAAGCCAGCAAGGTAAGCAAGAGTCAGTAGAAATTTCTCCTGCATCTGCTATCATTCACTTCACATTGTCAGATGACACTGGTGCATCTGCACCATTTGGATTGTCTATCCTTCAGCCAGCATTCAGAGACTACCAGAAGCTTACCATGTTGGAAGACTCTGCTATTATCTACCGTATTGTTCGCGCACCAGAACGTAGAGTGTTCTACATTGACGTAGGTAACATGCCTCCTCAACGTGTCAAGCAATACATTGAGCAGATTCGTAATGACATTCGCCAGAAGCGTTCTCCTAATGTTCAGAATGCAAACAACACTGACTCTACTTACAACCCAGAATCCATTCAAGAAGATTACTTCTTCCCATCTACTGCTGCTGGTCGTGGCTCTAGAGTTGAAACTCTTCCAGGTGGTTCAACATGGGAAATTCCTGAGTTAGATTACTTCCAGAACAAAGTCTTCCGTGCATTGCGTGTTCCTACATCCTACATGAAGGGTGCAGATGCTGCAGCTCCAGGTGCTACCTATAATGATGGCAAGACTGGTGTTGCTTACATGGAAGAACGTATCTTCGGTAACTTCGTTCAGCGTCTTCAAACATGTGTTGAAGAAACAATGGACGCACAGTTTAAAACATACTTGCAAGTTACAGGTATCAACATTGACTCTGACATTTTCAGATTGAAGCTTGTTGAACCTCAGAACTTTGACTTGTATCGTCAAGCTGCTCTTGATACTGACATGATCCAGTCATTCAACAGCATTGAGCCTAACAAGTATTTGAGCCGTCGATTCATTTTGAAGCGTTACCTTGGTCTTACTGAGGACGATATCCAGATGAATGAAGCAATGCTTAAGCAAGAACGCAACATTGCAGACCAAGAGATGGTTGATGAACTTCAGCAAATCTATGACCCAGCGGTTTATGAAAATCGTAAGGACATTTCAGTTGAAGCTCCACCAGAAGAAGCTCCACCAGAAGAAGGAGCCCCAGAAGATATGGATCTTTCAACCGCGAGTGAACCGCCTCCTGAAGAAGCTCCTGCAGCATAATTTAGTTGAACGCCCTGGTGTTTCTTATAAATAGTTTATTAGAAATATCAGGTTGCGTCTGCGC